CGCCGGTGGCTTTGGCGTCTGCGGGAGCGCCCGAGATGGTGAGGGTGGGGTCGGTGGTGACGCGGCCCTCGGTCTCCTTGGCAGCCGCCTCTGCCCGCTTGGCAGACTCCGCAGCGGCAGCTTTGGAGCTTTCAGCGGCCTCGGCCTGCTGTGTGGCAGTCTCGGCCCGCTGCGTGGCAATGCCAGCCTGCTGCTCTGCGGTCTGGGCAGAGGCAGCGGCGGCTTCCTTGGCTTCGGCGGCAGTTTTGGCGCTGGCTGCGGCCTCCTCTGCCTTTTGGGTAGCGGTGGAGGAAAAGCCCTCCACATACTCAAGGCTCTCAGCCATCGCCTCCCGCACCTCAACGCCCCGCTTTGCCTTGCGGATGTCGTTGATGTTTTCTTCGAAAGTTTTGTTCACAGGCTCTTTACCTCCGTAGGCTCGTCATAGATGACGTCCTCATCAAAATAAAAATCGTCCCACAGCCAATCTGCGCCCGCGTAGGCGGTGGCATTGTACTTGTAGGGATTGCAGGTGCCAGTGATGGAAAATGTGCCGGTATGCCGGTCTCTGCTCTGGGGCGACACCGTCCACAGACCCACCCAGAAGTTGGCCGGGTCCTCGTCCAGTACGCAGCGCAGCCACTGCCCCTGCAAGGCGTTTTCGAGGATGCTCTGCACCTTGCGGCGCTCATCCGACGGAGCCTTACATTTAAGGTCAAGCCGGATGGTGCGCTGGAGGTAGTGCACTTTGCCGTCAACAGCCCGGGTGAGGTCGAGCAGGAAATCGCCGCCCGGCACTTGCACAAGCTTTTTGTCCGGCTCTGCACCGGAGATGAGCGGGCTGCCAACCAACAGGTAAAGGCCGAGGTCGTCCAAAGTGTGCAGAGAGCCGATTTTTGCTCCCATGAGCTTGCCCATAAAAATCACGCTCCTTTACATAAAGCCCTGCAGCTCCATGGGCAGGCAGGCGGTATCGTCCCGCTGCCATGCCCCGGAGGCTGTCTGTCGGTATCCGCTGCCAAAGGTCACACCGCTTTTGGACGCCGTGACGTCCCGCCGCTGGGCCAGAGCGCCGGGGAAGAGGATGGAGTAGGTCTTGCCGTTCACCGGCAGCACCGCAAAGGCTCGGCCACTGCCCCCGGCAGCAGCCCACGCTGCGGCGTCTCCGTCGTAGGTGAGCAGCACCGCCGCATAGCCGGAGAGGTCTGTGCTCGTGGTCTGGGCCGCAAAGGTGGAGCCCGACCAGCTTTGCAGCTCGGTGCCGTTTTTTACGCCGGAGAAGGTCAGGCCGTCCGTCCCGAAATGGATGTTGGCCGTGATGCTGGCGTGTCCAACGGTCATACCGGAGGCGGGGGCGTAGTCGATAAAGTCGCTGGCCGTCTTGCCCGCCTGCGTGGTGTCCACCTGTGTGGCGCTGGCATACCGGCTGGTGGATGCCGTCTTTTCGGAGAGCTCGTTGGTCACGCCCAGATTTGCCACGGCCCGGTCGGTGAGGGTGCGCCGGGTCATGCCAAAGGTGTACTCCTTCTTTTCCGGGTGGTCGAGCGGCTCCACCAGCTTGGTGCAGAGCATGATCACGTCGATGCTGTGGGGCTTGCTGATGATATGGGCAAAGCTGGCAAAGGTCAGCCGCTCGGTATCATAGCCCGCGTCCACAAGGTCAACGGCCTTGACCTCATAGCTCATGGTCATGAGGTCGTTCTTTTCCAGGTCCTGCACTGCGGCGGCAAAGGTGGCGTCGCTGCTGTCCGTGTCAAACTCCCTGATCTTGGAGACCACGCCAAACTTTTTTACGGCCTCGTCGTTCTGGATCCACCCGTACTCCCGATTCCAGCTGTAACCTTTTTTCGGGAGGTACTTATCAACGGCGCTCTGGCTCGTGCCGTTGATGCCGTAGCGCTCTTCGTGGGTGCCGGTCGTCACAGTAGTCGAGCCCCACTTAAACCAGAGGAATTTGTACTTCCACTGGGTCTTGGTCTCTTCGACAGTGTGCTTGTTGCCCATCGGCCAGATGCGGGTGAAAAGGTCGTTGGTGTCGGTCTTTTCGGTGAAATCCAGCAGATTCACGCCATATTCGATGTTCTGGGCGGTCTGCCGGTCAGCCTCGTATGCCTGGTCACAGTAGTTGAGCACGTTCATGCCGGTGGTGGAGTTATAGGTGCAGTAAGCGTAGCCGCCGTAGGTCTTGAGCACCATTTTGCTGATGATGTCCCATGTGCTTCCGTAGTCCTCACCCACGCCGTACTGGTTGCGGTCACCGTAGCTCACCACAAGGTCGCCGAGGGCGGCAGTCACCCTGCCCAGCTCAAACTTTTTCATTTTGTCGTAGCTGGTCTGCTCCTCGTAGCCATTGCCGCCGGAGATCTGGGAGTTGTGGGCTTTGATGAGGTATTCCAAAAAATCTTTCAGCTTGCCCTCGTAGTTGAAGGGGGTAATGCAGCTGTCATTGAAATAGCTGAGAGCTCCCTCGCAGTAGATGACCCGGCGGTTGAGCCAGTCGGCTTCGTGACTGAGCACCCGGCCCCGCCATATCTCCTTGCCGTCCTGATGCACCGCCACAGCGGTGGACATCTTCTGCATGGATTCGTAGCAGGGGTGGGTGCGCAGCATGGTAAAAGTAAGGCTGCCGCCCTTGCTCACCTCGCGGGTGAGCTTGGGTGACAGCACCACAGCCTGCCGGTTGCCCGGCTGATAGACGGTCAGCTTGTTTTCGGGGTCGCCGTAGGGATACGCAAAAATCTCGTACATCTCAGTTACCCCTTTCTGCAAGCATCTGGATATGGCCCAGCTGGTCGTTCATGCCCGGGGCGAGAGCACCCACAATGGTGCCGTCATCCAGCACGATCTGCTGATTTGCCACGTCGGGCAGATACTGCTCCACTACGGTGCTCAGTTTTGCAAGCTGAGCCTGTATCTCCGCCTGATATTTGGGGACGGAATTGTTGTTGGGGTTGTAGGTAAAGGGGTCGCTGCGGTAGTCGTAGCCCGCAAAAGCCCGCTCGTTGCCGTACCAGTAGGCGTCCTGAATGTCCAGATAGCTCATGGCGCCAGACGGGGCGCTTTCTGCCGCAGCAGACGAAGACGAGGACTTTTTGCCAAACTTTTTGCCGAAGAAGTAGCTGATCCAGCCGATAGGGCCGGTGGCCGCCAGAAGTGCGCCGGAGAGAAGCTTGCTTCCCAAAGAGCGCTCTTCACCAGAATCCTCGCGGGCGCGGGCGTTCTGCCCCATTTTGAATCCTACAACGCCCTCTGCGATAACGGCCAGCACAGCAAGGCACTCCGGGAAGAAGGAGGCCGCTCCGCCCGCTGCGGACGCAATGGCCTGCCCGGCCCCGGCTTCACCGGCAGCCGCCGCAGCCTTTGTACCGCCGCCGAACAGCTTGAGGATGCTGCTGACGATGCCGCCGGAGCCTCCGGTGCCGGAAAGACCCTTCATGGCGGCGGCAAAGCTCTGCACTTCTTTGGTGGAGCCGTTGACCGCCGGGGTGATGCCGTTGCTGAAGAGGCCTGCAATGCTCTGCAGCGCCCCCTGAATGCCGCCCTGCGCGTAGTGCTCATTGATGGCGGTCATTGCATCGTCTGCCCATTTCAGAATGGTGTTTCGCTGCTCTTGCGTCACCTGTCCGAAAATGACCTTTACCACATCCCCGGCGATGGCCTTGCCGTCTTTGTTCTTGATGTCGGTAAAGAGAGACTTCACCAGCCCGAAAATGCCTTTGTCAGACTGCCCTTGGATCTCGGAGATATACTTTTCGGTGCGGGAAAGCGCAGCCTGGATGCTTTTTTCGGTCTCTTCGGTATCGACCTTGGTGTTCTGGAGCACGCCGTCGATATAGGTGTTGATTGTCTTGGTGGTCTGGGCCACGCCGTCGACGATGTTTTCTTCGGTGACGGTCTCAGTCTTTTCGATGTGCTCGGAGCCGTCGGCGTATTTTTTGGTAACCTCCTGAATCGCTGTTGTCACGCCGCCCTCTACCTTGCTGGTGGTGCGGGTCAGGGTGGCCGCCAGCGTTTTCGACATATCGTCGTATGTCTTTGTGGTTTTGGTCACCACGCCGTTGACCTTGGTCTCCACCCGTTTATAGGTGGTCTCGATACCATCAACCATCTCCTTGCCCGTCTCGGTGGTGGTCTCGGTGATGCGGTCTTTGATGCTGCCCGCGCTGTCCTTGACCTTTTCGCTCAGAGTCTGGATGCTGGTGGTCACGGTGCCGAGAGCATTCTGAGCGGTAGTCGTAGCCGTTCTGGAGATGGACGAAATGACCGTTTCGGTGGTGAACTTTGAGCCAGGCTTGCCGCTGGAAGAGCTTCCACCGCTGCCGCCAGTGGGGATGGAGCTGCCACCGGAGCCAGCGGCAGCAGCAAGCTCAGCCTGCCGCTCAGACCAGCTCTTGTTGCTGATGCCAACGCCATTTAGTGCTGCCTGCCTGCGGCGGTCGCGGGAGTTTTGCTGGTCCGTTGATGTGCGGTAATCCTCGTAGCTGTCATAATCGGAGTAGGCAGTTTTGCCAAGGGCCTTGTTTAGGGCGTAACTGGCTCTATCCAGAGCGCTTACAGCCGCCGAGCCCAGCCTGCCAAAACTGCTGATAATGGTGCTGATCGGGTTGTCCAGGCCAAGAATCGCTTCGCCAAGACCTTTCCACCCATCCTTTTTGTAAGCGTCCTGCGCAGCCACCACCATATTGTTCAGATTGCCGATGACCACGCCGATTCCGCTGCTCAGGTCGCCGGTCATAAGGCCCGCCAGCTGGCTCACGTTATCTTTCAACGTGGATACCCGGCCATTCATTGTCTGGCTTTGGGTGTCCATGGCGTTGTAATATCGTCCGCCCTCTTCGCTGGCCGCGATAAGGGCCTGCGACAGCAAATCATAGCTGATGGTCATATTCTGGACTTCCTGCACCGATTTTCCGGTGTAGTCGGCCAAAACCTGATAGATATTGATGCCCGCATAGGCAAACTGCTTGATGTCGATCGCGGATGCCTTGCCCACGTTGGCGATCTGCTGCAGGTTTGCCGACATGCGGGACAGCTCTGCATTGCCGCCTCCTGTGGCCGAAACAGCGTCGCCCAGAGCCATGATGACCTTGCGGGAGTAACCCGCGTTTTCGCCGGCGCTGATGAGCAGCTGATTGGCCTGTGTCAGGCTCGCCACGTCAAAGGGGGTGCGGGCGGCGTCCTCCTGAATGGCGTCCATGGCCGCTTTGGCCGCCTCAGCGCTGCCCAGCATGTTGGTAAAGCCAGTGGTGTAGCTTTCCAGCTGGGCGTTATACTGGATACCGGTCTGGATAAAATCCTTGGCCGCAGACAGGGCCATGGAGCTTACTTTGGAGATGACGCCGGTAAGCAGGTTGGCTTTGGTGATGGCTCCGGTGAGAGAGCCGCTGGCGGTCTCAGATGCCCCGCCAAACTCCGTCATGCCGATGTTGGCTGATTTCAGAGCCGAGGTGGTCTCTTTCAGTTCGGCTCGGGCAGAGGCCAGAGCGGCTTTCAGCTCCTTGGTCTGCGCAGAGGTGCGCCCGGTCTTTTCAGCCGATTCGTTGTATCGCTTTGTCAGCTCGGCGACTTTCTGCGCTGCTTTGCTGTACTCGGAGCCCAGCTCCGTGACAACTCTTTTGGTGCTGTTCTGCACGTTTTGGATGCTCTGCCGGTAAGCAGAATCATCCAGCGACAGAGTCGCTTCCAGATTAAAGATGTTCAGGGCGTTTCACCTCCTCCGCACAGCTCCGCCAGAGCCTTTGCATTTTCGGCGGTAATCTGCTCCGCCGTGCGGGTGTCTTCTTTGGTGTGCAGCAGGGGGAAATGCTTGGATGCAAGCCCGGAGTAAAGGGGCTGGATGCCGAGATACTGCCCGATGGCGTCGGCCACATAGTCCCGGAAAAGCTGCGCCTCCTGATGCCTGCGCACCTCGGCGCGGATATGCTCCATGATGTACGGCTTGCCCAGCAGCCGGAGCATATCCAGCCGGATGGTGGATACCAGCCGCCGGTAGCCGTCCGCGCCGATCACATCAAGGACTGAAAAAAATCCATGAAGTCCACGTCCCGGAGCGCCCGGCTCATGGCAGAGGCCAGCACCCGGGTAGGCGGCTGCTCCTCGTCCTTGTCCAGCACCACGAACAGGGGCAGGATGCCGAGGGTGAGGTCTGCCTTGTCCGTGTAGAGCAGCTTGGTCATGTCCACAGCGTTTTTGTTGGCCTGCGCCCGGCACTTTTCCAGCCGCTCTGCGTCCGTCTCCGTGCCGGTCAGTTCCGGCTCGCGGCCCAGAATGTCCATCACGCCGGAGTCTGCCACGTACTTTTTATAAGCCTGCGCGCACTCATAGGTGCGCTTGAGGTATTCGGTGCCGTCGAGATCGATGATATTGCGCATATGTCCTCCTTAGTCCCCGGTCGGGGCCTTGACGATCGAGTAAAATTCCATGGGAGCCTGAGTGGGATTTTCCAGGTCGGCGTAGCCGGTGAGAGTGATCTGCATGGAGCCGCCGCCGCGGTGAGCCGTCTTGAGGCTCAGGCCGCCGGAAGAAAGGGCATTGAAAATTTTGCAAACCAGAAAGCCGCCGCCGATCATAGGGCCAACCCAGTACAGCTCCCTGTAGTCCTTCAGGGCAGCCTCGATGCGGGGGACCACATGGGTGGGGTCGTCCGCATCGATGTCAGCCGTGCCGATGGCCAGCTTGAGCACGTCGGGGCTTGCGTTGGGAGTGGTAAAGGCGATGGTGGCGGTGGTTCCGGTGACCTCATTGCCCTGCTTGGTGTTGGTGGGTGCGTTGTCGATGTCAGCCAGCGTATCCTCCATGCTGTTGCTGTAGGAGATGGTCACGCCGCCCTGCGTGGCGCATACGACATTGGTGCTGTCGATTTTGGGGGCGGAAAGGTCAAATGTGGAAAGCAGATTGCCGGAGCCTTTCGGGATGCTCTTGAACGCATCCGGGGTCAGCACATTGACCGCGAACTTTTTTGCCAGAGTTTCGGGCATAAAGAATCCTTTCTCACGGGATAAGCCGTGTAAGCTCAAAATTGAGGTATTCGCACAGATAGCCCTCGGGCGGGTTGTCGAGCGGCTGCGCCCACGGGACGCCTTTGTGCAAAAGAATAGCGCCGCCCCCGCATTCGATGGTCAAGCTATCTGCAAGGGCCGCGCTTATCTTGTCTTCGGTCTGTAAAATAGGTGTCCGGCCTTTGGCACTCGGGTACCAAAGCCGGGCGTGGAAGGTGCCGGACTCATTCCAGCCGCCGGGAATTGTCGGCTGATAGGTCAGATACGGCAGTGTTGCGCTGGGTGGGATGTTGTCTTCTAGATAGCCCGGGATGCCAAACCCGTTGAAAAAAGTGTTCAGCGCCCGGTTGATGCTCTCAGAGGGACCCATTACGGCAGCACCGCCTTTTTGCACTTCACGGCCCGCAGGCCCATGCCGGATTCTGCCGGGGCGTTGCCCTCATCGGCTGCACTCGTCACCTGAAAGGTCTGCCCGTCGCTCACCCGCTTGATGTAGTCCGGGAAAGCCAGAGGCACACCGGTGTTGACCAGCAGCGTATAGGTGGACGCTGTAGCCGCCTGCTCTGCAACCTGAGCCTCCACGGTGGTGTCGTGGCGCTCTACGGCCTCAAATTCCGGGCCGTCCGTCCAGCCGGACACAAAGCCGCCGACGCCATCCGGCTCATAGCTGCGGGTCTTGAAGCAGAATTTTTTGGTAAAGCTCTGCATCACGGTGGATGCAGTGAATGCGTTGACCATGTCACATCTTCCTCCACTGGTTGATCTCAGATTTATAGCGGGTCTTGCCGTCTGCAGGCAGGCCGTCCGTGCCTGTAGCCATCGTGCCGGACCAGCCGCCGAAGGACTGAGATACATACACGCCGCCGGACGGGAGCGCCTTGTCGTAAGCGTCGATTTTTTCGGCCAGCGCGGCAAAAGCGGGCGGCACACGCATAGGCTGCACCGTACCGTTAAAGGTCTCGGCCATCAAATCGCCGTCCCCGGCTTTGTGTACGCCGTCGTTGAAGATAGAGCCACACACGAGGAAATACTGCCCCGGCACTACCCCGGCGGGAACGGTATCCGGCTCAAAGACAAACTCCCCGGCAATGGGGTCGTCTGACCGGTCAAAGAAATTGTGCGTGTAAACGCACAGCTCAGGGACGGTCATGCAAAGTCACCCCCTTGCAGGTTAGACCGATTCACCCGGGGTAATGGTCTCGACAGCGATACCGTCCAGATACTCAGCAAACAGGGTCACGCCCATAATGGCGTAGCTCTCGGAGGTTGCGGTGCTGTAGTTTGCCTGAGTGTGGAAGCCGATGAGGTTGCTTGCCTCGCCTGCGGTGCGGTAGACCAGACCTGCGCGGGCAAACTCGCTATCCGCAGGATCCACATAGTACATGACGATGTTGTCTACCGGGGTGGCAATAACCTTTCCCTTCGCGATCTCACTGTCGGACAGCAGGAAGATGGTGTTGTAGCCCATGAAGTCCTTGATGTACTGGAAGCCGAACTGGTTCTGCACGGTGATATTGGCATTGCCCAGATAGTCGTACACGTCCATCACGTTGACAAAGCCAACAACGCCGGTCACGGTGCGATGCATGGTCTTGAACTTGTTCTCGACCGCGCCCTTGGCATGTGCCAGCGCCATCTGGAAGGTCTTGGGAGTGCCCTTCAGTGTGCCGGTGTTCAGGAACTTGTAGAACTTATCCGTTACCAGAGCGGTCAGGTCGTACAGGAACTCATCATCGGTCTTCTGCACGGCGACACCGTAGCCGTAATTCTGGATCGCCTCAAGGGTAACAGACTTGCCGTACTTGTCGATGATGATCTTGCCGTACTCCTTCTCCTTGACGGTGTACTTGCTGAACGGGATCTCTTCGCCCTCGCCCACGGTGCCGCTCTGCAGGGTGCCCTGTGCATACTTGCTCTTGAGCACGGTGCCAGGTTGCATCCGGATGGGGCGCATGATGCCCAGAATGGTGCGCAGATGGTCCCAGTTGCGCTGGAAACGGGTCACAAAGTCGATTTCACGCGCGGCTACGGTGATATCGGTGGTCATGGTGATATTTTCTTTTGCTGCCATATGTTATTCCTTTCCGCCGCCTGTAAACAGGTCGGCATTTGCTGCAATGGCCGCCTGGCGCTCGCCTGCGTCCTTGATTGCAAAAATTTGGTCTTTGGTCATTTTGGAGCCGGCGTTGGTGGGCGGGTTGTCCACCTTTGCGCCGGTGGTCGTGGTCGTAGCCACAAAGTCGCCCCAGTCAGCCTTCAGGCTGTCGGCGTGCTTCTTGGCGTCCTTGACGTTGCCCTTTTCGTCCAGCTCCAGCTTGTCGATGTCCTCGCCGGACAGCCGCACAACGCGGTCTGCGTACTTGTCCAGCACCCCGGCGGACTTCAGCAGCTCCCGGAATTTGGCTTCCTTGGCTGCGTGGGTGTCCTTCTGGGTCTGCTGGGCCTTGTAGTCGGTCAGCGCCTTTTCAGCGGCTTCCTTGCCGCCGTTGGCTGCGTCCCGCTCCTTCTCGGCCTTGGCGGTCGCGGCCTTGGCGTCATCCAGCTGGTTCTGAAGAGCGTCCGTTTCGGTGTGCAGCATGTCCAGGATCTTCTTCATCTTGCCGCTGACGTCCACAGTCTCATCCTCCAGAATCGCGCGGAGGTCTTTTCTCTCAAGTGCCATGTGATAGTCCTTTCTGCCCATGCTCGGGCTGCCATGCTTGGCAATAAGGTTTATTTGCCGGACGTGCTGCCGGTGTGGTGCCGCCTGTGGGGCTTGAACCCACGGCCCCCGGATTACAAATCCGGCGCTCTGCCAACCTGAGCTAAAGCGGCATAAAAAAGCGGCTGACGCTGTGCGCCAACCGCTGAGTATTAAATTTTACGGCTTTGTTTCCACGCTTGGCAAAACGTCCGTGTGAAAATAGAGCTTGTAGTGGTACGGGTCGGTATGGGTGCCGGTGATGTCCTCTACCACATACATGGTGTAATCGTTCAGGTAAACATAATTTTTTCGGTAGGTGTTAGGCCCTATTTTGACGGTGCAGACCAGCTCATTGTTTGAGTTGTTGGAGATGGACATGTAACCCTCGGCTTCCATTATCACCTTGTCTGTACGGGCATTGTAAACGGTTAGTTTGCGCTCGCTCTCAAAGTAATCCGCCTGCTTTGCGATGTTGTGATTTGCCTTGTCAGCCTCCGAACAGCCGCACAGCAAAAGCGCCGCAAGCAGCATGATAGATGCGAAAATTTTCTTCATGTTATATCTCCTTGTTTCCTTCTTCCGCGGCGATCTGCCGCAGCTCATCAATGTGATCCTCCACCGCCGGGCGGAGGAACGGGCGAGCTTTCATGCCCCGGGTAAAGTGCCACTTGCCGTTAAAGTCCTTCCAGACCCACGGCGTTTTGCGTCCGTTGTCCTTCTCGGCAAAGATGCCCGTGCCAAGCTCAACATAGACGCTGTAAAAGAGATTCGACCCGATGGTCACGGTCTTTTTTGCAAGGTCTACGGCGTAGGTCAGGCTCTGCTTGAGCGCGCCGCCCACGTAGCCCTCAATGCCAGTGCTGTCTGCCGTGCCGGTGGGTACAAGCAGCTGGGCGTAGTCCTGCACCGTCATGCCCCAGATGGTAAGCACCCGCTCCGCCCACAAGTCCAGTGCCTCATGCAGCTGCGGGGTGTTGTCGTTGAATTTTATGTCGTAGTTAAATTTCATGGTTATTTCTTACGCTTTTTTTGTTCTGCGTTGTAATTGATGCTTCTTAAAATCACCTCGCCGGAGAAGTTATATCTGCTGTCAATGACCTGTTTTGCCGGGATTTCGTTCATTTTGGAAAAGTTTTGAGCGCTGGCGCTCCGGTATTCTTTTGCAGCCGCAATCCAAGCGTCATTGTCCGCAGTAATTCTGCTTTTGAGCTCAGCCGTCATTTTTTTGTCAGGGTGATTCCGTTTGAAGTTTGCAATATCCTGTTTGCTCAGTTCTTCTGTGCGCTTGATGTTTGCATCGATCGTGTCAAAAGCGCTCTGGAGTATATCTTGCGCCCACGCAACCTGTTTTTCGCTGCCCTTAATCGGAAGCGATGCCGCGTTAAAAGCAGCTATTCCTCCGTTGCCCGCTCTCGCAGAGCTGCCCGAACCTCTTTTACTCACGGTAATGCCTCCTCTCGTATTGAAATGGCTTGATTTTGGTCACGTTCCAGTCGAACTCCGCCGGGCATTTGCCGTACCACAAAATACCGCTTGGTTGCAGAACTTCCAGCGCCTTGCGGCAGTGTTTGGCAAAGCACTCCGCTTCGTATGGGTCAGATTGTGTGCCGTGGCTCGAAATGCTCACGATGGCGTTTCTAGGCTCACCATCAAAGCACCAGTCATAACTTTGCTCACCGCACCAGCAGAGCGTAGGAATCACATGGATACCGTGCATCTGCCAGTAAGCAGCCAACCAGTGTTTTTTGTAGTGCATAAAAATCTGCACCGCAAGCGGCATATCGATGTAAAGAGAAAAGTCCGGGGAGCACACAGCCCCAAACTGCTGCAGCAGCGGGATGTACTTATCCGGGTTGTTCCAGAACCGTTCAAACTGATAGTCGTCCTTGTAAAAATGCACGCCTTTTGTGGCCTTGTCTTTGGCCGTCAGCGCATAATTGACCGGGATCCATTCCAGCTTGTCAATGCGGATGTCCGTTTCAGGCTTGATAGCAGGTATGCCATACTTGCCAACGCCCGGAAAAATCATTTTCTCGGTGTTTTCCATCGGCAGAATCACAGTTCATCCCTCCAAACCTTACTTTTTCTTCTTTCTAGAGATGTAGCCAATCCACGCATTGCCCTGTTCAAAAGTAACTCCATACGACTTTGTTGTTAGCTGCATTAACTTGTCCCAGTCGCCGCGAGACATTCCTTTGAAATCAAATGCAACTTTTGGGCCTTTTTCCCAAAATGTTGTCATGTAAGGTTCAGAACCATCACCAGTTCTGTATTTGTTAAGGTCAACGCCAACTTGCTTTTTCACAAAGTCAATGGTTTCGTTGTGTGATTTCTTATATCTCGAATTGTCAACAATAGTCGCAAGCTTTCTTTGCCGTTCTGCTTCAACTTTTCTGTCGTCTGTTATCCAGCGGCCATTTACAAATGATTCAAACTTGTGCTCGTTAGCATTTTGAATACTTGCCATTTTGGAACTACCTGAGCCGCGTTTACTCATTCTTGGCACTCTCCTTTCTTCGTTTGCGTTCTTTTGCCCACCACATCTGTTCAGCTTCCGTGCCGCCTTTGGACTTGTACCACTCGGTATAGGTCATATCGGCTACGGTTTTCTTTACGGCCACTTTGATTGGCTTTCCTTTGGCATTTACCATGCCTGTATCCTCATATGTGACAATGTTTTCCCGCTGCATGGCGTTCTGCCGGGGATACTTGCCCAGTGCAGAGGACAGCACACAGCGGCAGTGGTAAACCATCTCCGGGGCCGCGTTGGGGTCACCGGGGTGCTGTATCTCGTAGCCCATGACCTTAAACGGCTCGTCAAGGTCGGCGGTCTGCTGGTCAAGCAGGCGGTGCATTTCACGGGTGCGGTAGTCGTGGGTGGAGTTCCAGCGCTTTTTGACCTCGATGCCCAAAGCCTGGGCGTTGTGCATCTGCTGCAATGCCCCGGCGTTCTGGGCGCTGGTAAGGGCTGTGATGGCGTTGTTCATGGCCCAGTGGATCTCTGTATCAGCCATACCGTTTACGGCTTGCACGGCGATGTCGTGGACGCTCTTGCCCTGCACGATGCCCTGCATGACGTAGCGGTTGAACACTCGGGCGTCATAGGTGCGGTTGCTCTCGCTCTTGATGCGCTTGTTGGGCACCAGCTTGGGGTTTTCCTTCAGCAGCAGCTTGACCGCTTCGGTGTTGTACAGGGTCAGCCCGAACGTCACGCCTGCGGCCTGTTCCAGCTCGTAGAAAGCCCAGTTTGCGCCAAAGGAAAAGATATTGTATTGCTCGTCCCGGGCCAGCTTGTAGGCCGTCTCTTGGGCTGTGGTGCAGGTCTGCGTGATGCCGTCCAGCTTTGCCCGCATCAAATCAGATTGAAAGACCTGATTTTGCAGCCAGATGCGGTAATTCTCTTCGGTGATCTCTCCCGCATCCAGCTGCGCCCGCTTGCGCTCGTCCAAAGCTCGGTACTTTTTCAGAAAATCGGTGAGCTGCTCCTGCATCTCCCGGCGGGCAGTGCCGTACACCCGGAGGATGCGGCGGCGCAGGCGGTTCAGCTGGCGGGTAGAGATGCGGTCACGGTCGGTTTGTTTCATGGCTGTTCAAATACTCCACAATGGCACGTTCCCGGGCGGACAGCTCCCATTTTGTGGCTGCAGCCCTCTCAGCTGCAGCCCTCTCAGCTGCAGCCCTCTCAGCTGCAGCCCTCTCAGCCGCAGCACAATCAGACAGCAGTAGGCCTCCGCCAAAAATCGTTTTTCCTGTGGGTCGTTGTGCATCCAGCGCATAAATCGGAGCGCAGTCCTTTTTGTGAATTTTGAAACCCACACCGTAATGACTGTATCGTTGAAGCAATGCAGCCGTTACAATATGATCCGGGTATGTATACTTTGGCAGCTGTACCGTTTTGGCGCGTTGCAGGCGCTCCACCTCATCATTTACCAGCTTCGTCAGGCGAGGTTCGGTCTGCGCTATGATGTCCCCTCCGTAGCTGGTCACAAAACTTGTTTTGACGATTACACCGTTTTCATACTCGATATTACAGTCGCAAACGATATGGTTCATCCGCATAGTATTTGCCCTTCCAGAAAACGCTACCAAAGATGGAGCGAACAGGAAGAATGGAATGCCACGGTCGAGATAGAACCCGCAGATTCGGGACAGGATTGAAAACGGTGGGTTGTCCAGAACAACAGCACCCTCCGGGTAGTCGAAATTCTCATAATCGCCGCCGGGGTAAAACGGGCGCACAATTTTGACCGGGTCGATGCCGTACTCCTTGCAGGCCCAGTCCCGGATAACAGCGTACACGCTAGGCGGTGTATAGCAGTCGTCAGTAGTCTTTTTCGGCTTGAACTTCTCCACGAACTCTTCGTAAGTCTCACCTGCTGCCATCGTCTTCGTCCTCCTCGTCCACGGTCTCCCGTGTTGCGCTCTCGGCCATCAGCGCCGCCTTGGCCTGCTCCTTTTGTTCCGGGGTCAGGTTGGGCAGCAGGTCAATGGCCATGTCCTGCCCGATGATCGGTGCCTCAGAAATCACCGTTGCGACCTGCTCAGCTGTGTTGGTAATCTTGCTGCGGTTGAATGCCGGCATAGCGTTGTCAAAGCCAGCCAGTGCGCAGATCTGCCGGATGAACGGCTTGATCTGTGCCTCGAAGTCGTCCGCGTTCTGGTTCAGCGGCTCATAAGCTGCATCCAGATGGTCGTTGGTGCTGTCCGCGCTGACACAGTGCACATCCAGACCGCCGAAGTCCTCATACACCCGGGCGTGGAGCAGCTCCAGCAGAGTCTCCCGGGCCGCTACAGGAATCTCGGTGGTGTAGGGGGTGATCTTGCCGCCCTGGCTGGTGTCTGCGCCTGCAATGTGGTACAGATTCAGCTTGACAAGGAACTCCTGCAGCTCGTCATCGGTCATGCCGTTGAAGTTCTCGCACAGCCAGTAGATCTCCGAAAAGTCATGCAGGTCATTGCAGAAGCCGGACATCACCAGATCGGTGTTGTCAATGTAGGCTTTCAGCCCCACAAGGGTGCTCTGGTGCAGGTCGGAGCCCCACAGCGGCACAATGGGAAGAGCGCTGTAGTTTTCGCCCTCCACGCTTTCCAGCCCGCCGCCGGGTGTGGTGACGGTCACGCTCTTGTATGCCTGCTTCGGCGTTGTCTCCTGCATCGTGCTGCCGATTTTGCTTTCCGTGTACTCAGTAAAGCCATCCAGCTCGTACAGAATATAGTGCATATCCGTGTCCGGGTTCAGCCGCCAAAAGCGCACACCCGCCTGCAAAAGGCCTGTTTTTTCATCGTACAGGGGCGCGAACTCGGTCAGCTTGAAAATCACCAGATGGTCGTTGTTCCAGAATCCAAAGCTCTCACCGTGGATCAGGGCGAAATATCCGGCTTTCTGGATCTGCTCGTCAAAGTTCTGCCCAAGCTTGCCCTTGTCCACGCCATCGTCCGCAAAGACCACGCCGTTTCCGAGGGAGTATGTGGCTCTCTGCTTGTTGAGCCGCCGGAAAAGATTACTCTTGACCATATCGGGGTGCAGGACATCCTGCTTTGTGTTTTTGGACAGGCGTTTCAGCATCAAAGCGTAAGCCTGCGCGAAGCGTTCAGCCCCCGGGTTTTTCTGGGCGTCATACAGGTCAGCGTCCAGAGCTATCTTGTAGGGCTCGGAAGCGCAGTGCTGCTTCACAAAGCGCCGGATGAAATCAGGCTGTTCCCCGGCGGCTTGCGCCTGCTGGAAGGTCTGGAATGTGTATACAGTGCTCAAAATCAATCCCTCAGTTTCACAAGGCGCTTCGTGCGCACAAAATATCGGATGGCGTCCATACAGTGGTCGTTGACCTTCAGCACGGTGTCGTCTTTATCTGGATCCCAAGCGTATACGCCGAACTCTTCCAGCGTGTGCTTGCAGTCTTTGTAGATCTTCAGCCGCCCGGTCTGCAGCATGGTCTGCACGTCCAGAATGCCGCTCAGAACGTCGTTGTTTGCCGGGGTCTGGGTGAAGCCGTTCTTGCGCAGCTCTGTGATCAGGGGCAGGGCAGAGGGGTCAACGATGATCCTCTCCGGCTTGAGTCCGTTCAGCCACGCCTTGAGGTCTGTGACGTACTCGCCCACGGTCTTTTGCCGCTTCTGCTCGCGCCCGCTGTAGTAGTACTCCCGGGTGACGATCCAGCAGTCTGCCTCGGTCTGCTTCTGGATCAGGAGAAAAACCGTTGCATTCTGGGTTCCAAAGTCGCACGCCACATAGGCGCTTTTCGGAGACAGCTCCGGCAGCACGTCAACAACATGCTTCTTGCGGTCGAACATGTCATAAACAAGACCCTCGGCCACCGTCCACAGGCCCAGAATGTAACGCTGATAGAAAACGCCGCTGTACTGGCTGCGGTATCTGGCCTTGATGTCTTCGGCAAGTGACAGGTTATCGTCCATCGTGAAATGGAGATACATCATCTTGCGGGAACGGCACTTGCGCACCCACTCCAGATAAAACCAGTGCTGTGGGCTGCCCGGGTTGCAGTTGAACCAAAACTTCGACCCGGTGACAGAGCAGCGGGCTGTGGCCTGATTGACGAAGCTCTGCGGCATCAGAGCCACCTCGTCAAAGAATGCCCCGGCCAGCGTGATGCCCTGGATCAGGTCTTGGCTGCTCTCGTCTTTGCCGCCGAAAAAGTAAAATTCGTTGACTTTGCCGCCCTTGCTGACGGTCATGCAGTTTTCTGCCCGGTGCTCCTTGACGTTGTAGCCACGGGCTGCAAGCTGCTGCTTAAGCGTGCCAAGCACGTTGCGCCGGAAGCTGGCAATGGTCTTGCCGCACATGGCAAACTGTTGGCCGCTGTAGCAGGTCATCGCCCACTGGACAAAGGAAAAACTCATGGCGAAGGTCTTACCCGAACGGATAGCGCCATCGGCAATAATGCCGTTGTAGCCGCTGTATGCGCTCTGCGGTGTCCACCAGCTCAGGACCTGCTTTTGCCTCTGGCTGAGGACTTTCCAGCGAAAGCCGTTACTTTTCCGCATTGTCGTCCTCTTCCTTTGGCAGCAGATCCACATCGTCAGGCGGACTGAGGTCTGCAGCGGCGTTCAGGGCCTCTACAAGCCCATCATCCGGGACTTCTATGCAGCTTTGATCTCCCAGCATGGCAAACTTATCCACGATGGTGCCGAATGCCGTTGACAGCTGCGGCAGTGTTGCTTCTGCGATCTTGTCCGGGTCAGCCATCGCTTTCAAGTACAGCCCGAGAAGCTCTTGTGCTTCTCCTTGCTTGCTCTCCATGTAAGAAAGCATGTCCTTCGAGTTTTCCCGCTTTTTTTGTGCACACAAGCGCGCACTCTCCGGGTCCTCCTTCACAACTTTCTTAACGGTCGCGTCTGAAACATCATTCAGCTTTGCGGCTGCACGGTAGCTTTGGAGCTGCACATAGTCCGCAACGATCTTCTTTTTTTGCTTATCTGTCAGCCGCCGTGCGCCCACCGCCACCACCTCTCTAAACTCATGCAAAAGAAAAACCGCCCGGAAAATCCGAACGGTCAAAATATCGAATGTGCCGCTTGCAGGGCTCGAACCTGCAGCATGCGGTTTTGGAGACCGTCGCTCTACCGCTTGAGCTACCGGAGTATAAAACACCGCCCTTGGACTCGAACCAGCCAGCAATATCTCAGCTGACACGCGCTCCGTACTGCGCTCAGGCGGCCATATAAAACAGCCCTGGTTCTCCGACAGGGCTGTTGTTTGACGCACATCCCGTCGGGAAGTCTACCCACACCCTCGGGGATTCAAAGCTTTCTCTCGTGGCACGGGAGGTTAAGCGTGCAGCTTTGTGGGGGATGAGTCCATGCGCCATACGGTGCGATACGGCGGAATCGAACCGCCTCCTGTCTCTCGTGAGCGGCAGGCTGCCTTTGTGTCAGTGCATCGCATAGAAGCAGCCCGCGAAACGGTGAAGGAGAACAGGAAAGCATGAAAACCTGTCACAAGGAAGGAACCGTTTCGGAGGCTGCGTGGCAAGCGGCTACCGCTTAGCGCTGAACCGCTTATTAGAATTTTACATCCAAGCTTGCAGACTTGAAAAGAGCTGACCCCTTCCAAAATCACGCTGTGTTTTCTTGTGCATGTTGTACACTTTGCACGTCAGAAAACTCGTCCCATATCTCGGCCAGGGCCATGCATCCGCGCTTGATTCGCCGGTAGACCACTTCTGCCCCGCACACGCCGACTTCTTTTGCGATTTCTTTGTGAGACCTGCCCATGACATAGTGCTCGCAAATCGCTTCGGCGCATTCCGGCTCGGCCATCAGGCAGTATGCCCGCCGGGTGGCCTCGACACGCAGATTGCACAGGTCAGTCTCCATCCTCTGAAGTTGTCGGCGCTCGGTGTCCAGCTGCTCTACAGCAAAGCCCACCTTGTCCCCATTGCCACCACCCGCAGGCATCCCGCTCAGGCTCTGGGTGCATTTTTCGGCCACGTCCCAGATGCGCTGTATTTTTTGCTTCTGGGCTTCGATAGCCGCCGCAAGGTCCCGGCACTGCTGAAACCACGCCTTGACGGTGCGGTAGTCCACGCCAATGTCAGGCTTTGGTGTGTCGGTGTCAGATGCCAATGTGTGGATCATGCGTGCTCCTTTCTTTGAAATAGCAGCAATATTCAGGCGGATTTATGTATCCTTCATCTTTGTCACTGCCCTGGCAGATATAGTGATATCCGGATTCTGACGCCCCAAATTTTTGCTTTAAAAATACGCACCGGTCGCAAAGGCAAGGTTTCTTGCGGTTGAGCCACCGCTTGAAATATTCAACTGGGTCACCATCGCTAAGAATAAACCAGATGAAAATCCCTGCAAGTGTTGCCATGAGCAGCGCGCTTGCAACTTCAAATAGCATATCAAGCATTTTATCTCTCCATTTCTTCAATCTCAATTTCCACTCTCGGGTTTTTCCGGTCGAGCTCCACCCGGCTGCCATCGTGGGCGGCGACGATCTTACTGTTGTCGTCCTCCAGAACGCGGGCTTTTACCAGGATGTCCGTGGTCGCCTCGATGAGGTTTGCCAGATCGACCCGGCGGGAGGTCTTCATGTAGTACACGCACCTCACGTTCACGCGGGCAGAGATTGGGCTGCGTGGCCTTTTGATTTGCCGCAGGCAGTCCGTCTCATAATTCACGTAGGCTTTGCTAGGGGCCACAAAGCGCCCGCCCGAGCGGCTTTTGAGGATGCGGGCGGAGTTTTTCTTTGTGCGCGGGTCACCGTAGAGGGTCAGCTTCATCTGCCGTCCTCCACATAGTACCAGCTTTGCGGCGGACGTTCGATCCCGAACGCTTCTCCACGGCAAATCAGCTTTTTTGCGTCCCATCTGCGGCAGGTGCAACAGTCTCCGCGATGCGTACAGGGTTGTATCGCCCAAAAATCTTTAAGCTTCACAGGCTTATCGTAAAATTTAAGTTCTGAAATGTGCCAGAAAAACAGATTGTCATGAAGTCTGTTTTTGGATGCGTAACGGTGCAGTTGGAAATATGGCACACATGAATCTTTTGTAAAACATTCATCCAGTCTGTCCTGATATGCCGGATATGGAATATCGACCTCTTCAATGGAATCACAGACAAACTCGCCAATCACCTTGCCGTTCATCTTCTCCATCCCGATTTTGGGCAATTTCATGCTCCAGTCATATGAACGGGTGCAGTAGATGTATACCTTGAACGGTGTGTCAAGTTTTGGGCGGGTTCTTCGTACCTCAAGGGTTTTCTTTCCGCTCAAAATCAGCTTGCACCAGTTAGGTTTGATGCTTATCAGAACAGCCTTCATTTTTTCATCATCCCTTCCATTGCCAGCTGCTCGCACTGCTTTTCAGCTTCCCTGCGTTGCTGGTCATACTCAAACAGCATATCTGCGTACTCATTGCCCACCCGGCGGATGGCCGTTTCCAGCATCTCCGTCACAAGGTCGTGGTACTTGTCCGCGCCCTTGCGGCTGTTCCTGGCAGCTTCCCGGGCTTCCAAAAGGTCGGTGAGCTTGTCCCGCCTGTCTGCGGTGATGTCGCCATAGCCGTAGGCATCCTGGATCTGCTCCATGCTTTCCCAGCCTTCCAGCTCAGCAAATGGGTCAGCTTCAGCCTTTGCCATGCTGCGGGCTTTGGTCTTTTTCTTGACGTACCGGGTCAGCCCGTCCTGCATCACGGCGCGGGCATCGTCCATCGCCTTGCGGACGGCCTTGACCTCCCGCTCCCTTTTGAGCTGGTCGGGCTGGCTGGCCCACTCGGCCATCAGCTCAGATTTGGTTTTTGGTTTCATCTGTCCGCTCCTCCGTTCGCTCCCATGTACTTCTTGCGGCCACGTTCCCGGTGGCGGTCCTCGTGGTCGTAGTGGTAGACCTTGCCTGTGTCCAGCATCTCTCTGGTGTAAGCGGCTTCTGCGCCGCGCTGGCGCTTAAACTCGGCGTACTTGGGGCATGTGTCGTGGCACACCGGGTGACGAGTGGGGCAGTCTTTACACGGTGTCATCGTCATTTTTCAGCACCTTCGGCGGCATCGGCATCCAGCCCACCACGGGGCGGTCTATCTGGTTGTTGTAAACGTCGTACGGGTTGAAGTGGCGGTATTCCCACCAGCCTTTTGGGATTTTGTAGTCGTCTCGCTCCTCGTCGTATGTTCCCCAATCGGGAAGGTCTTCCCAATACCATGCGCTATCTTGTAAAAAAACGCTCCCATCTTCATAGTGCGCTGTCGTAATACTGTATCCGTCAATATCGTTGCGGTACAAAATCAGCACTTCGGTTTCGACTTCCGGAGGGTCCTTTTCAGGGTCGCGCCATGCGGGAAAGATGTCTTTTCCCCGCAAAACAGGAAGTTTTTCAACCTTTTCTCGTGCCGTACGGAGGGTAAGCGAGATAATGTTCTCTGCTCCTACCTCCCCTATCGTGGTATATTCCAGGCTCTTTAACACAGCCTCGCGCCGGATGTATTCAGTCATTATAAAAGCCCTCCATTTTGCGCCCGCAGCGGCAGCAATAGGCATGTTCCGCGTGCCGGTCGAATGTTGTAAAAACCTCTTTGCGTCCGCAGTTCCCGCACTTGCACTCCGCACCATCTGCCATGCGCCGCACAATAATCCACTTTGCCGTCGGTCGCAAGCTCTCCGGGTCAATGGTGGGCGCCTCGCTCACCATATCTGCGCAACATTCAGCGGTGCTTTCGCACTCGTTTGTGGTTTCGCGTCCAATATACAGGGCGTATTCTTGCATTTCTTTTTCAAGAGGGGTTGCGTTAATCAACCTCACTTCATCCATTTTTCAGCACCTCCGTTCTCACCGGTTTGATGTCCCGATACTCGGGGTAATGGTCGCCCGCCAGCTGGCAGGCCCTGAACTCTGCCGCAAACTGACTCGCAGCGTTGATGCGGTATGTAAGCGCGGCGTTCCCGTGCGGGCCGCTGCACTCTACGATGACTTTGTATCTAGGCATTTCGTCCTCCGTTCTGGTTTGCCTACCCAAGAAGCTTTCTTTCTTTTCTGGACTTGAGCATCCGGGTGCGGGCAGCAAGGCAGTGCTTCGCCAGCATCTGCTCACCCTGGGCCTTTTCGATGGCCTTTTTCCACGCCGGGAGAAGCTGGCTCTGCCAGCTGCACTCCGAAATCACCTCGTGGAATGTCTTATAGGCCATCTTATCCGGCACATCCTTGAGCGATGAGTTCGCCCAGATCTCCGCGATACTTGCGCGGTTCTCTGCGGTCTGAGGCCGTCCAAAATAGGCTTCAGCGTCCGCAAGGAGCTTTGTCATCATCTCCACTGTCACGGTTTCACCCCCTTGAAAATATTTGCGTATGCTTCTGCGGTGCTTTCTGTGGCTTGCTTCCCGCGAGGCTGCTCTTGTCGGCGCTGCTCATTCGCTGCCACGTCCCCCGGGGTGCGTATCCCGTCCCGCTGCCAGCCAGACAGGATGCCGTTGATGTAGTTCCACGAGCGTTTCCCAGCCTCTGCGGCCTTGTCGATCGCCAGCAAAATCATCTCCGTGCTGTACTCCTGCCGCCATTTTTGCAGTTTTTCCAGCGCCGAACGCGGGAAGTCGCCGATAGCACGTTGGTAATGCTGGACGATTTTTGATAACTCCATATCAACGGCGGCGGTGTTATCGCGCTTTACAACATCTACATCTACATCCCCATCTACATCTACATCTCCATTTACATCTACAGTTATTTTTGTTATGTCGTCATTAACATTGTTATCGTTTGTTATTTTTGTTATGTCTTCAGGCTTTCCCCAGCGCTTTGCCATACCGCGTTTTCCGGCGTTGCTGCGTTTCTTGCGGGTTTCATCCCATTTTTCAGACGCCCGTTTTACGTCGCTGCACATAAATTTCCAGTTGCCCCGCATCCCGCGGTCTAAAAATTCGGGCTCTTCTCCGGTTTTGGCATACCGTGCAAGAGCTCGCATCAACTGCCCAACCTCTGCGTCGGAGTATTCTTCTAACGCGTCGAACCAGCTCAGATACGCCACAAATGACTTTTTATCGTCCTGTGCCACTCAATCACCTCCTTTGCACGCCCGTATAGCCAGATAGCACAGCTCTCGGCTTAGAACGGGAGGTCTTCGCTGTCGTCGATGACCGAGAAGTCGTCTGCGCTGCCCTGCGAATACTCCGGTACGTTCTGAGACTTCTGCGGGGCGCTGTGAGCGGTGTTTGCTTCGCGCACATGATTTTCCGTCTGCTGGTCGAAATCTCGCACAGCGGGCTTCTCTGCGGCCTTTCCGCCGCAAAAGCTCACCTGCGACGCAAGAACCTCGGTAGCTGTGCGGTTGTTGCCGTTCTTGTCCTGGTACTGACGGGTCTGCAAGCTGCCTTCGATGGCGATCATGCTGCCCTTCTGGAAATACTTGGAGACGAACTCGGCGGTCTGCCGCCACGCGGTGACGTCGATAAAATCGGCCTTGCGCTCTTCGCCCTGCCGGGTAAAGCTGCGGTCAACTGCGATGCGGAAGCTGCACACGTTGGTGCCGTTCTGGGTGGTCTTGAGCTCCGGGTCGTAGACCAGACGACCCATCAATGCTACGAGGTTAAGCATGAGACATTCCTCCATCTTCTTTCGGCTGCTTCTTTGCGCATTCTACGCAGAGTATACGCCCATATTTTGCCTTGCTTCGTTCTGCCGCCTGCTCAGCAGTCATCTTTTTCCCGTCCTTGGTTTTGATGCCGATGATTTTCTTTCCGCAGCAGGCGCACACCGGGGCGGGAGTGGCCGGAGGCGGGGTGTACTTGGTGGATTCATCTTTCCAGTACACATTCGCGCCGATTCCAAGCGCCTTGCAGGCCACGCTCTGGGCATCCGTGTACGCTTTTTTGTAAGCGTCATCATCCGTTCGGAGCCCCGTTGACTCCAGCACAATCAGCATAGAGCCGCCCACTCCGGGGATGGGGGCGCTCCACGCTTCCCCATCATCCTGCCTGACGTACAGATTCGTAAAGCACTGCACCACAACTTCGCCCTTTGCTCCGGTCTTTTCCTCGAACACCGGCGGGTCGAACTTCCAGCCCGTACCAGCCGGGCCAAAAAGCTCAGTCAGCTTCTTGATGCGCCACATGGGGTTAATGTCGGTCTTGCCCTTCAGGCGGCCCGCTGCGATAGGCCTCTGGGCGTCTTTTGGGACTTCCCGGCACTGCTCGTAAATGGTCATTTTATCCATGATTGTATGTCACCTCATCCATCCCGTGTACCCGGCACAGATCTGCCAGCCACCCAAGACCAGAATTGTAGGCCGCCTCAATGTTGCCCATCGCGTCATCTAACCCGCCGGTCTGGGTGGAGCTGATAAGCGGGAAGGCGTTTGACTGATCTGCCAAAGCAACTACGGTTTCCAGCGCCGAAGCGGCTGCGCCGAGGCTGTACTCTGCATCCGAAATGGCTTTTGCATATCCCGTCGGAGACATCCCATAATCTAATCTGTCCGGATAAAAACGGTCTTCCGCGTCGGTCGCAAGCATCATCTGGCTTACGCTCATCAAGAGGCTTGCGCATTTCGTAAGCTCTGCTGCTGCCCGATGCTTGAGTGCAAGATTCCATTCGGGGACGCTGACTGCATACCGCAGAACCGCTTTGCGGCGTTCCTTTTGCTCTAAAGTCATGTACGTCACCTCTGGTAAACCTTCTGCCGGTGCTCGTCCATAACGACGTACAGACGGCCCGGCTTTTCTGCTGCCAGCTGGTCGGCGTACTGGATTCCAGCCAGCGTGTTCGGCATGGGGATTTCGTTGACAAAACGCAGATCCGCGTCAAAGATCTGTACCGTGCTCACCTTTTTCTTCTCCTTTTTCTGGTGGATGTGCCGCAGCCGTTCCGGCTGTCGCTTATTCCAGCGAATCTCTGCGGCTCTCATATATCTACCGTTCATATTCCTGTTCCCTTTTCGTATGTTTTGCAGTAACGGCGAAGCGGAGGGAGACAGTCAACCTCCGCACGATCAATGCGCTCCTGCTCAAAAATGTACTTGTGCGGATGCTTTTTTTCATGGCGTCGGTGTCCAACGGAAGACACAAAGCTGTTGGCGGTCTTGTATCCAAGTTTCGCAGCGCACATGGCGGACGTTCCCGCTGCCACCGCCTCACCAGTCTTGGCGCTGTACACGGTGTACCATGTGACATAGTGGATGTAATCAGCCATGCGCGACGTCCTCCGCATCGTGGAGGGCTGTGAGCAGCCCATCTGCTGCCGCGCTATAGACCTCTGATTTTTCCCGGCAGATGACCCGCAGCCAGATGTCTCCCGTGAGCGCGGACTCCGTTGCAAGCCGTGTGGCTGTTTTCAGGTGCTCTTCGGCCTGCTGCCGAATCAGCTCTTCCAGCTTCATGCGCCCTTCTCCTCATCCTGCGGATACTCCGGGTTCCGGGCATGGTTGCGGACGATTTTGCTGTAACCGCTGCGCTTATACCGTTTGTTGTCCTCATACATCCCATAAAACGACATCGCCAGCCCGGCAGTGGATGCAACAATAATCCAAGGCGCGGCATGTGCAGCCTCGGCGATGCCCCAGCCGCCCCAGCAGGTCAGCGCAACGGCCAGCCAGGAGCAGGCCCAGCGCCATACCTGCGCCGCGCCGATAATGGCCAGCAGACCTACCGTGCTGGCGGCGGCGAACGATTTGAGTCTCATTCTCTTGGGTCCTCCTTTGTATAAACCTTTTCGAGCTTGTAAAAGTCCTTCACCCACGCCATAAAACCGGCGCGGGAGATCAGCGGGGCAGCGCTCTTGGTGTCAATAGACGGCACCGCCCATGCCGGGAAGCTGCCGGCCTGAATCATACCGGTAAAGATCGGCTCGCTCACAGAAATGTCGTTATCACGCATGATCTGGCAGCACTCTGCAATTCCCATGCTCTTCTTCACTGCAGCACTCCTCCTTTTTTCTCTCAGCTTCCGTTTCAGCCGGATGTGCTCCAACCGTTCCGGTTGCCTTGCATCCCAGCGCTGTTCAAGCCAGCGATACGCCGCAAAGCACGCAGTTGGTGTGTTTTTTCTGTGCAGGCATGGTCAGCGCCTCACTTCTTAGAGCCGCAAAAGCTGCCAATAAGCAAGAGCGCGATCCACGCCGCCGTTCCGGCGGCCCAGGTGAACGTCCAGTGCATCAATGCGCAGATGGCCCACACGGCGGCGCAGGTAACGCCCCACGAGATGCCCAAAAGGGCGGCAAACGCGATGATGATCGCCAGTGCTTCACCCATTGTTCCGCGCCTCCTTTGCGGCGCTCTCAGCTGCCTGTGCCGCTGAGTTCGCGCACCACTTGCCCGCCGGGGCGGTCTTGCGGGGGTCTTCCTGGGCTGCTGCAGCTTCGTCCTCTTCCAGCAGCTTGTTCAAATCGGCCAAGAACTGGCCGCACATATCCGCCTGCGCAGGCTCTGCAGGCCGGATGATAAAGCTGTTGCCGCAGACGCTCTTGTACATGTCGATATCCGCTTTCAGGGCCGCTTTCGTTTTGTAATAGTCTTCGAGATACTGATACTTGCCAATCAGCTGGCAAACCTTATCGCGCATCGTTGTTTTCATAAAGATCCTCCTTGAATCAATGACGCATAACAATGTTGGACGAATGAACCAGATAGGTCACACCGTCAATCACAACCTGAAGCTGGTCGCCTTCATAGTCGCACCAGCTTTCGACATTGCCCTCGACAATCGTTCCGTCGGGCATTTTCAGCTGCGCCCAGTTGTATTCATAAGTCAAATCGATGACCTGCTTATTGCATCCGGCCATCAGCAAAGCGCTTGCCAATACGGACACTACGCCAACAATAGCTTTTTTCATGCTTGCTCCTCCTTTACCGTTCATGCAGTTCAGCGTCATGTTACGCACCCCTTTCAAACAGGCTGGTCTGGCCGTTGGTCTGCTGGATCAGCATCACGGTGTTGGTGCTGGGCTTCCAGCGCTGGATGTACTCCACCGCCTCGTCAAAGCGCTTGCGGGGGATGTTGCCCACGCTGTTCACCCGGAACCAGTCCTGCACATCGTGGTTGCACTCGCTGTACACCTTGCTGCGCACGTGGTTGTCGATGTAGGCCGGGGTGTCCTCGCCGCTAAGCGCCGCGATGACGGCCCGGCTGATGGCCTTGCGCAGCACACGCTGCTGGTTGTAATCCACCGTCATGGTGTTCTCCAACGCGGTGAGCCGCTCTTCTTGCCGCTGGGTGCGGTTGTCCAGCATAAACAGCGCCTGCATCTCCTTGCTGAGCTTGGGCATCATGTAGCTGCCCGTCTTGCGAAGGGTGGGCAGCACCTCGCTTGTCACCCAGCGCTTAAACCGCACCGCACCTTCCAGCTTGCTGCCAAAAATCAGGCTGTACAGGCCGGACTCGTTAATGATGACCATTTTCTGGTTGCCGCCGGGGGTCATCAATTCGGTGACCCCTTTGTCCTGCTCGTCAACGTGGTTGGAAACGGCGTTTGCGAGGGACTTGCCTTCGCCGTAGCCCAGCGCTGCCGCCACGTCCTTGCCCACGAACCACGGCTCGCCGTTCTGGTCTATCGTGCGGATGTCCCCAAACTCGGGGTTGTTGAAGATTTGAATGGAGCTCATGCTTTTCCCTCCTCGTCTACGATCAGCGCCGTGACCGGCACCCGGAAATAGTGCGCCACCTTGAGCAGCTGCGAGATACTGGGGCCGTAAATCGAGCGCTCCCACTTCCCGATTGCGCCGTTGCTCAGGCCTGCCGCCGCCTCCAGATCGGTGCGGCTCAGCCCGTGCAGCTTGCAAAACTGGTCGATTTTTGAAACATTCACTAGCAATTCTCCTTTCCGGGCTTGAAAATCACTAGAAAATATGCTACTATGTAGTTGCGAGGTACACAGCGAATAAAATCTAGCGCCAGCCCGATATAATATTGTCAGGGGCTTTGGTTTTGTTTGCCCCCTTACGCTCTCTATTATATAGCCTAATTTTCTAGTTGTCAATAGAAAATTAGGCTATTGGAGGAGTTTTTATGCGTTCTTTGCCTGAACTAGTGAAATTCATCCGTGTATCGTGTAAAAATCAAGGCAGTTCCATTACAAAAATGGAGAAAGATTTGAAATTCGCCAACGGAACAGTAGGAAAATGGGCTAATGGAAAGCGCTATCCGCCGAAAGATAAGCTATTGCTTGTGTCTGATTTTCTACAAATTTCCATTGAAGAGCTTATGGGCGAAGAGCAAAAAGAAAAACCCAGCACCCCGGAGACGGTAAGCCTGAGTGGCCTGTCTCCTGAAGATGCTGAGCTTGTACAAAAGATTCTGAACGCTTCGGAAGCGAAAAAGAACGCGATCCGGGCGTTGCTGTGATTTAGCTGTTTAGAATATCGAGGACTTTCTGACGGAATGCAGGGTCACTCTTAAGCTTTTCGATGATTCTTTTGATTTCGTCCTGGCTGAAAGATGTATCCTGCATTTTGCTTTGTCCTCCTTATATAATTGTTATGTGTGAGGTGTTTCCCGTGATATGGAATGTTGGATTTCGGAAAAATATCACGCGGGTTATCAATGCGGTCTTCAAGAAAAAAGACGATCCTGAAGTCCAAGAGCCGTTGCGTTTTGTGCGCCCGAACGCTAAGTGGAGCAAATCACCAGAGCCCGTTGTTTTAATCGATCCTGACACCGGGGAGGAATTTGTGGATTTCCCGGAGGAAACTATACCAGAAAGAATACGGAAGGTTCTGGATTCTTTTTTGGTGATCGAGCAAACATCAGATATTGAAGTTTTGTTTTCAAGATATGATCTGATCCTTGATACGCTCGATGAACTCAAGAAGTATGAGAGGATGGGGTTCAAATTTGATTTTAGCCCTACTGAGCTTTACAACATGATAAAGTTTTCTCTCTCCGACCTTTTTGAGGTTGTTGTCGAAAATTCTTATATCAAGCAGCTGGAAAAACTCCTGACCTTGAAAACTCAAAAGGGAAAAGCAAACTCTATTCAAAAATGGAAAGATTCTTTTTCGGATGAACGAATCACAAATTCAATGATGGGTTGCGTGGTTTTGCGTTTTGACAAAATGCAGAATTTTATAAAATCAAAAGATGGGGTATAAACATGGCAAACACTTGTTCTGTCTGTGGCGGCAAACTTGGCCTGCTGAACCGCGAGAAGAGTGCGGACGGCCTGATCTGCGCCGGGTGCAGCAACTTTTTCTTTTCAAAATTGAGTATCCGGGCAGCAAAGCAACCGACAGTTGCCCTTGCGGACTACTGGGCTACACTGGAACAGCGTCGGAAGGTGTTCAAGGAAACCGATTCCATCTATGATGGTGACGCGCTCTTTGTGTCGATTGACAAACCCAACCGGCTGTTTTGCATTGGACACCGCAGCGGCGATAAAGGCCCTCGCATGATCTACAGCTTTGATGAAGTCGCTGGGTATGAATCTGATGCTCCTGACGATCTGACGGTGACAGAGACAAAGGGCGGTATTGGCCGTGCCGTGATCGGTGCAGCCGTTGCCGGGCCTGTGGGTGCGATCGTGGGCGCCGCCACCGCTAAAACAGAGACCCGCAAGGGTCGCAGTAAAGAGAGCGTGTCTATCCGCTTTGCGCTTCCACTGGGCGAAAGTAGCTTGCCGACAATGGTTTACCCCGGCGGAATGACTGCGTTTCTCAAAAGCTGCAAAGTCAGCCAGGAGAAGCCGCAGACTCCCGCTCCGGTTGCCACAAGCGCCGCCGATGAGCTTTTGAAGTTTAAGCGGCTGCTGGATATGGGAGCTGTTACGGAGGCAGAGTACAACGCCAAGAAAGCTCAGCTATTGGGCTTGTAACTCATCCACAACCACATTATACAACCGTTGATTGTAACACGTCAAGCGCGTTTAATCGCGCAAAAATGCGCGAAAAATTTAGCATTTGCGCTGAATCGTTGAAATTTACGCTGACTTTTTGCTAAATACGCGCGTTTTGCGCGAACAACGTGCAAAATATGCACGTTGCTATCCGTGGTTGCAAGGTTGTTGCATTTTTTGCAACAGTTCAGCGGCAAGCTCCCCACCGGGTGCGTCTGCTGCGGCCTTGAGCTGCCGGAGATCCCCGGACTTGCGGATCACAAAAAGTCGAGCCCGGGCCTGTCCCTCGGGCGGCATATCCTCATAGCAGGCCAGCGCGGCGCGGATGTGGGTGCAAAACAGCTTCATCTTGTCCATCTTTAGTCCTCCCAAGGTTCAGGTGTTCGGGTCGTGCCGGTCAAAATGGTGGCAGGCATCCCGTCAATGATGGTCATTTTGTTTTCTTTGCCGTTTCTTTGCTCGAAATCCATTTTATTTCACCTCTGTTTTTGTTCAATTTGTCCAACTTGTTTTAGATTTTACCATTTTATGGGAAAACTTGAAGGACTTCCGCTCTGTCGAGTGGCATGGGTTTTTCCCATGTCACTTTTTGTTTTTATGGCATGGAAATTTGTGAGGTTATAATTGATGAGCTACTTTACTGCGGAAAAGCTTGGTGTCGCATTGGCGCGGGCCAGAGTCGCGGCAGGCTTGAGCCAAGTCGACATGGCCCGCCGGATCAACAAGGGAAAGGCTACGATCCAGAGCTGGGAGTGCGGAGCGTCCAGCCCACCAGCTGACAAGATAATGGACTGGTTCGAGGCTTGCGGGACTTCTCCGCTCCCCGCCATGCAAGAAATGCTGCACCCAGAGCTTTACAAAGAGCCCGTACAGCGCAAATCAGACGAAGAGCTGGATGAGGCGCTTACAGAATACTTTCGCACAGCGCCGCGAATTGTAAAAGAGATGGTGCTGTTTATCCTTTTGGGCCGACATGGCAGCTATCCACCGGCGGTGTTTGCTGAGGTGTGCGCAAACCTGCATACTCCCTTGCAAAACAAGGTATCCGTCTGCGGCCAAATACTGGACAATTACGGGTTTGCCGTGGCTACAGGAACAGACCCGATTCCGTGGGAAGTCCAGCCTCCGGTGAGTCTGCTGCAGTCGGCATACCAGGCGGGAAAAGAGGCCGCGAAGAGCGGCGAGACCGACTATACTGCAAAGCGAGGTGAAGAGCGTTGAGGTGTATTCGCGCCTGCTGCCGTCGGGAAATACCGGACGATGCATCTTTTTGCCCCTACTGCGGCAAGAAGCAGCCCGAAGCCGCCCCGCAGCAAAGAAAAAAGCGCCGCCGCCCAAAGGGCAGCGGCAGTGTATATAAGTTGAGCGGGACGAGGTCAAAACCGTATGTGGCCCTGACAGCCAAGCGAGACGTTCTGGGGACGTTTGCGACGCCGGGTGAAGCAGTACAAGCACTGGACGCTTACAACGCCCAGAACACCCCCGCAGCGCGTCTGAAATGCACTTTTGCGGATGCCTATGCCCAATGGAAAGCGCAGCCCAAATTTGACAAGCTCAGCACTGACATGAAAAAGGGTTATGAGCTGGCCTATGCAAAGGCTGCGCCGCTGTATGACCGACAGCTTCGGGAATTAAAAGCCGCAGACTATCAACAGGTGATTGACCAGATGGTGGAAAAGGGCCTCTCCCGCAGCTCCTGCGAAAAGCAGCGCACACTTTTCAGCCAGATCTGCGAGTGGGCAATGGCTCAGGACATCATAAACAAAAACTATGCCATGCTCTTGCAGCTCCCAGCGGCTACAGGCAAGGCAGAGCGAACCTTGACCGCTCAGGAGATCGAGCAGATAAGCAGCCGACAAGACGACCCGAAGCTTGGGCAGACAGCACAAATCGCAATGGTGCTGCTCTACACCGGTATGCGTATCGATGAGCTGCTCTCCATGCGCTGCGACGATGTGCATCTAAAAGAGCGATATATGCAGGGCGGTGAAAAGACCGAGGCGGGCAAAAACCGCATTATCCCTATTTTGGACCCCATTTATAAAATTATTGCCTTTTGGATGCTTGACAGCGGCTATGAGTGGCTGATACCGTCCAAAGCCGGTACAAAGCTGGACAAGCGCAACGTGGCTACAAAGTTTCGGGCCTTGATGCAGGAGTGCCACATAGAGGGGGTGCATCCGCATACGCTGCGCCACACGGCCAGCAGCAAGATGGTGGAGTGCGGCCTGGAAAAGACCGCCGTGCAGGCCATCTTGGGTCACAAAAATTTCTCCACCACAGCAAACAAGTACGTCTCCCACAATGACCCGGATTATCTGTTGCAGGAAATGCGAAAGATGAAGTATTGATTTGTTAGATTGTTTGTTAGATTGTCACGTTCATCCAGGATATTTTAAGGCATTTCAAGCAAAAAGAAAAACGCACGGACGATTTGTTTTTATCGTTCGTGCGTTTATTTTTGGAGCTGGTGACAGGAGTTGAACCTGCAACCCACTGATTACAAATCAGTTTTATTTTACTATTTATCGATAAAAATTCAAAGTTTGTTAGTCTTACGTTAGCTTATTAAACTTAAAAATTCAACTTTTCAAGTTTTGGCTGTATGTAAAAATAACACATTTTGTGTCGTTTTACAATGCGGTTATCTTCCGCATGACCAACTCATACTCTTTCGGGTATGCAAGCTTTATGGCGCTCATGTGCTCATCAAGCACTTCCATCAAGCCTCCAAAGGGCGCGGCGCTGGCCGCTTCCACGAACTCGCTTTGCGGATTTGCTTTTGTGGAGTATGCCGCCGGGTACGACGCGGGAGGCAGCGCTTGAGTCTGCATTTCTGCCGGTGCCTGCTTTTCTTCCAGCTCATTCCTCACGGTGCAGAGGGCGGCAAGTTTTTCCACGCTCTGCCAGTCCGTCGATCCGCATTTCAGCTTGTGGATATGGGTGTTGATCTCGTCGATGTCCATACTTGCCGCCCTCCTCCCTTATGCGTTGCGCAGAATGTCTGCCGCGCGTTTGTAAGCGTCTCGCTCTGCGCCGGTGGCGTCCTGCATCATGTCCTCAATGTCAGAGATCATGCGCTCACGGCCATCCGTGCGGGAGTAATGCCCACGAACATAGTGACGGCCTCGGTTGGCATAGCTGTTGCCCCGGTTGTAACCGTTTCCGGCATCACGGCCGAAGGTTCCGCGCATATCGGCTTCCAACTCGCCTGTACGGCTGTACTCGCCGCCCTCGCAGTAATCCTCGATGCGGTGAATGTCCAAAATGATGTCCACGATCTCGCCGATCATCTCAACATCGCCCGGAGAGCGATTCTTTTTGTCGGTCAGCTCCATGAGCTCGTCGCACATCTCATCCTTCAAATGATTCAGTTTATCCAGCATGACTTTATCTCCTTTCTTATGCTACCCGCTCAACGATCAGATTGCTGTTTGCAATGCTGACTGCCTGCGTACTGGTGTTTTTAACCGCCACGGTCACGCAGCAGCCACGCGGCACCTCGATGAACGCAGCCACGAAAACATTGAAGTAATTTTCGACTGCCGCCGGGGTGACAATCGCGGTCGCGCTGGTCAGCGACTCACCGCCGACAGCCAGCGCCACGGAAATGGGTCCCACAGTGCCGCCGGTGGGAACGGCGATATTGCCGCCAAAACTTACCTTAAAGCGAGCACGGCACTGTCCGCTTGTCAGGCCCCGCAGGGTCACAAGGCCGCTGCCCTCACGGTGCATAATGCACGCGGGCGCTTTCACTGCGGTTTCGGTCAGGGGAAGGTTTTCACCCGCCGCCACGCTGACGGTGTTAGAGTTGCTAAATTCAGCCATTTTATCGGCTCCTTTCATAATAAAAACGCCGAGACTGCTGCCCCGGCGCTCTGGTTTGCAAAATCAGCTCAGGGGCTGAACAGGCTACAAATTGTAGTCAGCTGCCTTTATTTGGTTATGCGCAGCCGTTACAGCCGCATCCGGTGCCACAATTACCGTACTGGTACGGCGCAGGAACCGGGAAGGCAGGAACGGGACGAGGGTTGTAGTAGGCCAGCTGACCGCTCATGTATGCCTTGAGGGTCTCATTCTGCGCCGCCTGGGAAGCTGCAAGCTGAGCCGCAAAGAGCTGCTGGCTCTGCTCCGCGATCTTGGCGTCCTTTGCCTCGATGCGCTGAGCTGTGAGAGCGTCCAGGATAGCCCGGGCGTTCTGGTTCTGGTTGTCTACGATGTCCCGGGTCGCGTTCTGCACGGTGTTCCGGGTCTCGCAGGACTGGGTAGCCAGATTGTAGTTGACGCCCTGGATAGCAGACCGGGTCTCGCAGCAGCAATCCTGTGCCTGCATCTGCATAGCAAACAGCTGCTGCATGAAAGCGGCCTGCTGATTTGCACGGCTGATTTCGGCGGACATGAAGCCGTTACTCACGGTCTGCTGGACGCCGTTGATGAGCTGTGCCTGCTGGTAGAAACCGTCACACATACCGTTGTTTACGCCATCGATCTTGCGTTCGATGTTGGCGAAGTCGCTGGTCAGGATGTAGCCATCCACGACGCCGGCGCCGGCACCGGCGCGATTGCCGCCCCAGTTACCGCCCCAGCCGCAGAAGATGAAAAGGAAGAGCACGATGATCCACCACGAACCATCGCCGCCAAAGCCAAAGCCGTTGCCGTTGTTGGTATTGGCGGGCTGCACCGGCATAGTCAAGCCGATGTTGTCAGAAGAAAGAGACATTTTGTACTCCTTTCGAAATTTTTGATAAAAAGTGTATCTCGACCGTGGCCACGGTTACGACTTAGTGTAAAAACTGCTGGAACTGCTGAGCCATTGCCTGAAGCTGGTTGAGCTGGTCTTGGCTCATCCGCCCGGATTGCAGAAGCTTTTGCACCTCCTGCTTTGGATCGCCCTGAAAATTAGCCTTGAACTGCTGGAACTGCTGCATCATCTGGCCGAACTGGCCCATAGGGCCGGCCGTGGAAGATGCTTTGCCGCCGCCCAGTGCATTAAAAAGAGGATTTGCCATGATCACTTGACCTCCGTTTCGGTTTTTGTGGGCTCCTGCTTTTCCAGCGCTGCACAGCGGGCTGCCAGGGCGTCAAACTCTGCCCTGGTGACAAACTCCCCGCCGGGCTGTTGGACGGCCTGAGCGGGCATCTTAGCCGCCGTGGTGCGCTCCTTGTAATCAAAGGCCCTGAGCGGCAGCGGCATTCCGCTTGCGTCCGTGCTCTTGATGTAAAAGGCGCTGTTCTCGCTGTCCATTAAGAGCACGCTGTTCCCGGCGGCGACCATATAGGCTTTTGCGCCCTCTTCGCCCTGCACCCAGATGATCGGAGGCGTGGCTGGGGAGCTTTGCCCTGTCGGTTGGCTCATCATGGGCGGCTGATACCCGGCATTCTGCCGCAGCTGCGTGAGCTGGTCAGGCATAGGCTGCCCGTAGTAGTTTGGCATTTGATAGCCATATGGATTGTACGGCATCGTTTAGTCCTCCTTGTACCAGTAGTAGATCGGGCATTCTGCGCCGCTATCCCAGCTGTCCCACCACGCGCCGTCGATCACAGCCAGAACGTGGCCAGAGCAGCCCAAAACGTAGATCCCGCGCGGGTACTCCCGGGCAAAATCTGCCACGGTGTAACAGGTGGTGCAGTCCGCCTCGACAAGGCGGCGCTTGAATCCGTGCTTTTGGAGGTATGCGCCCCATGTGCGGTTGGCGCTGGGCATATCGCCGAGAGCAAAGCCGGTCAGCGCCAATCCAATGTAGGCCTGCTCCCAGCTCTGCCCAGTGGCTGCTGCTACCGCGCGCACGGCGCAATCTCCAACGCTGCTCCCGTGGGGGTTGGGGCTGAACTTGTTCCACATTGGCGCTTGCCTCCTTTGCGCCCAGTGTAGCAGAGCCGCCCGGCGGGAGAGACAACGAAGGTACAACGAAGGACAAAAAAATATAGCATAAATAATTTATTTTATCAAATTTACTGTTGATAAAATAAATTATTTATGCTATAATAAGAGTGTCAAGAGGAACACCCAAACAAAACGGAGGAACGAACGATGAAAGCTTACAATCTGCACGAGATCATGAGCAGCGCCTGGGCAATGTACCGCAAGTGGGTCGCACCTTACAAGTACAATCACAGCCGTATTCCCAGCTGCTACACTTTTGCAAGTGCTCTCAAGCAGGCTTGGGCCGCTGCAAAGACCGCTGCCAAAAAGGTCGCCGCCGGCATCGTTCGCATGCACTACAGCCAGTACAAGGCAGAGTATAGCAAGTGCCAGACCGTCGAGGGCAGCTACGACAAGGCCACCAAGACCATCGAGGTCATGACCAAGGCTATCCGCACCTTTGAGCGTCCCGCATATACCGCAGCTCGTACCTCTCGCCGCCCCAGCGTGACCGCCATTCGCGGCCTCTGCCCCCGCTGCCACACCTACTGCTACGGTGACTGCATGGCATAATTTACACACTCAACTATAAGGAGGACAACAACAATGACTAAGTTTTATGATGGTGACAAGATCCTGAGCATCAAGATGACCGACACCCGCACCGGCATCGACTTCGAAAACGACTTCTTCGAGGTCGGCGGCCTCGAGTACAACGCCGATCTGGGCGCTTACAAGGTCGAGGACGTCGAGTATCTGGCCGACTACGCCCAGAGCTACGCCGACGGCACCAACAGCGACATCGACTACACCGTCGATGAGGACGGCAATGTTGTGGTCCCCGGCTGCACCGTCGATTATGACATCGAGGTGATGTGATGTTGTACTCATGGGCGCTCATTGACCCGGACGGCAAGCGTCACGAGGTCGATGATCTAGCAAAGTGGAGCCAGGACAATGTAAAATTGTTTTTCCCGGATGCCGCACCGGACAACGCCGCAGCCCGGATCTCCGAGGGCGTCCAGATGCTGTGGTACGCGCTCAAGCACCCGGAAAGGCCTCACGGGCTGCACACTTATAAAGGGTGGACGCTTGCAGAGCCTCCGCAGCCCAAGGCGCCAAAGGCTAAAGAGCCCAAAAAGCCGCTTGCCGACCGGTTAATAGGCAAAACTTTTGGCGATCTCTCCATCGTCGGCACGGCACCGGCGAAGATCATGCCCAACGGATATAAATGCACAATGGTCGTCGTGCATTGCGCTCTTTGCGGCAATGACAGGATCATGTCCTACAACTCCTTAAAAATATCAAGGAGCTGCGGCTGCCAGCGAGGACGGCGCAGGAAAGACGGACTCGCCCCGCAGCCCGTCACGCCCTCCAGACAGCCTCCCTATGATCAGGCGCCTGCCGACCATAAAGGCAAATCACTAAAAAAGATCTGCGCTATCTGCGGCAAGCCTTTTTATGCCTCTCCCAGTGACGTAAACCAGCAATGCTGCTCAAAAAAATGCAGCGCTGCCCTACGGGTAAAAAATGGTCATATCAACAACGCTGCATGGTCGGATGAGGCAAAGGCCCGCCGGGCAGCAGACCCGGAGATCCAGGCACGTATGCAGACATTGCAATCCATAGGCACTTCGGCGGCTCTAGAGTTGCCCGCAGGTCAAAAAGGGCCGCAAAATCGTGAGGCTCTTGTCTGGCAACTGATCGACCCGGACGGCAACACCCACAAGGCGGTCAATCTGCTGGACTGGGCGCGTAAAAATCATCTGCTGTTTTTTGACGAGGACGTCCCGGAGGACGTCGCCGCAAAAAGGATCGCGGAAGGATTTAGGGCGATTGCCACATCTATCCGGGGTACTCGGTTAAGATCACGCCCGACATCGAGCTATAAAGGGTGGCAGCTGGCCGGGCTTCCCACGCCCAAAACCGCAGACGACGATAACTTTGATAACACGGAGGATACCATGCGCAAAATAATCAACGGCTCTCGTTACGACACCGATACCGCGAAAAAGATCGCCCACTGGGAGTCCGATCAGGACTACACCGGCCTTACCCACTGCGAGGAGACGCTTTACCGCACCAAGGCAGGCAAGTGGTTTATCCACGGCACCGGCAACGCGGCCACTGTGTACGCCGTCCGCCGCGGCGACGGATGGACGGCCCCCGGCGAGCAGATCGTGCCGCTCTCCGAAGAGGTCGCGCGAATCTGGGTGCTCGAGCACCTTGGCGAGGAGCAGCGCGACGCCATCTTTGGCACCGGAAGTGAGGACACAAAGGATGTGCAGGCTACGGTCTACATCCCGGGTCCGCTCGCCGAAAAGATGGCAGCTCGGATAGATGCAGAGCAGTGCAACCGAAATGAGCTTATCCTGCAGGCGCTGCGGGAATATCTCAAGTAAACAAAAAATCCCCCGATGCTCCAAACGGAACACCGGGGGATTTGCTTATCCAAGTATTTTATCAATACCTTTCAGCCGGTAGCCTATCGCCGTCCGGCTGTAATGGGTCTGTGCTGCAATGT